TTTACTGAAGGAATGCAACTCTTCTCATCATTCATTATGCTATTGAATTTCCCACGTCATGGTAAAATGAAGGGTATGGGTCAGATTATTACATGGTCTATTGTTGATGAGACTATGCACGCTGAGAATATGATTAAGTTATTCCGTACATATATTCAAGAAAATGTAGAACTTTGGAATGATGATCTGAAAGGTAAAATCTATACTATTGCAGAGCGCATGGTTGAGCTAGAAGATAAGTTTATCGATCTGTCATTCTCTATGGGTGACATGGAAGATCTATCAGCTGAAGATGTTAAGAAGTATATTCGTTACATCTGCGATCGTCGGCTAATTAGCTTAGGCTTAAAGGGCATATTTAAGATTAAGAAGAATCCTTTACTTTGGGTAGAAGAAATGATTAATGCACCAACGCATACTAACTTCTTCGAGAATCGCGCAACTGACTATGCACGTGGCGCATTAACTGGAGACTGGAAAGATATTTGGGGGAATGGTTAATGACTAAGACGTGTGACTCTTGCGGTATTCGATATATGATTATGTCTGAGCAAGCTGAAGACGAAGGTATTGATATACTATATTGCCCGTACTGTGGCGAATTAGAAAAAGAAGAAATGGACATTGAGTCCATTGGATATGGAAACACTGACTGGGAATGAACTATAAATAGTCCATATAACTGCTATATGGGCTATTTATGAATCAGTGGATAATCGAAGAAAAAATATCTGGGTTACCGCCTAGGCGGATTGCATATGAGCCTGATAATTTAGATCCAAAAGAAATATACGGTTTTGTATATCTAATCGAAAACTTAGAGACTGGTAAGAAGTATATAGGAAAGAAGTTTTTCTGGTCTATGAAAACTCGTCAAGTCAATAAGAAAAAGAAAAGATATAAAGTAGAATCTGATTGGAAAGAGTATTGTGGTTCTAATGAAGAACTAAAGAATGATATCATTGCACTTGGTCATGAATCATTCCAAAGAACAATATTGCACTTATGTAAAACCAAAGCGGAATGTGCTTATTTAGAATTAAAAGAGCAAATAGAACGTGATGCACTTTTAAGGGAAGACTACTATAATGGATGGATTCAAGTGAAAGTGCGTAAATCACATTTAAGAGGATTACATGTCAGCTAGTATCATACAATTTCCAACTCCGAGTAAAACGAGAGAAGGAAAATCTGCAGATATCGAGAAGATGGATGATCCTGTTATGTCAGTTGCAGCAGACGCAATCGACGCTTTAGTTTATGAATTACTGAAGTTAGACTATGATCCGTTATCTTCAGCCGAAATGCTTTCTGACCTCAATGTTATTCTTAATACTACATATGCAATGTTATTGAGGCATGAAGGAAGATATCATGTGCTACACTCCCGTGTAGATGAAATGGCAGAATACCTTGAAGAATTGAGATTAATTATGGATAATCACAAAGGACTCTTTGAGGAATAACTATGAAAGTAGTAAGTTTTAAAGATAACACGTATGGTATAAGAAAGTTTTCGTGGCTCTATTTGAGATTCATGTACAAAGATATGAATGGATATAATTCTTATTGGTGGCCAATGAAGAGCGAACGCTTCAATTATGATTGCAAAAGAAAAGAATCGGAATTCGTTATAAACTATTTTTACTCAATGACTGATAAGGGAAGTGTGTACAAATATTGAATTTTGTGATATAATATCATATATTAAATTGAAAAGGTTATATAATAATGATTATCATTGATTACTCCGGCATTGCAATATCTAATATTATTGTGCAAAAAATAGATATACAAGAAGATATGATTCGTCATATGATTCTTAACTCTATTCGTATGTACAATAAAAAGTTTAGAGATCAGTACGGACAAGTAGTAATCGCAGCTGATTCATCTTCATGGCGAAAGGAAGTCTTTCCTCAGTATAAGTTCAAGCGTAAAGCAAATAGAGATGAATCAACGCTTGATTGGGATGAAGTCTTTAGAATCACAAACTTAGTTCTTGAAGAAATAAAAGAAAACCTTCCTTATAAAGTGATTAAAGTAGATCGATGTGAAGCTGATGACATCGTTGGTATATTGTGTGAAAATACTCAAGAGTTTGGTAAGCATGAAAACGTTATGATTGTTTCTGCTGATAAAGACTTTATACAGCTTCATCGTTATAATAATATTCGACAGTTCTCTCCAATAACTAAGAAGTTTGTCGAACATGCTGATCCTGTAAACTATCTTACCGAGCATATCTTTAAAGGTGATTCTTCTGACGGTGTACCTAATATTCTTTCTGGCGATGATACCTTTGTTAGCGGCATTAGACAAACGCCAATGACTCAAAAGAAAATAGCTCATTACTCGAACTATGTGGAAACCTCAAGCTGGTTAGACTCAGATCAAGAAGCGTATCGAAATTACATACGCAATAAAAAGATGATTGATTTATCCGAGACTCCAATCGAACTGAGAAATTCTGTTATAGATATATTTGACAACACTAAAGTTGCTCATCCTTCGAAGATACTTAACTATCTTATTAAGAAGCGTTGTAAATTACTAATAGAATGCGTTGGAGATTTTACGTGAATTTGTACATACACGAAGTACTTGAATTAGCAGCTGCAGCAAAAACAAAAGAAGAGAAGATAAAGATTCTGAAAGAGCATGAGACAATAGCGCTTAAGTCTATATTGCGTGGTGCAATGGATTCGCTTATTGTATTTACTTTGCCAGAAGGAACTCCGCCATATAATGCTGAACATACTCCAGATGGATATAGTAAATCAAGCATCCATAGGCAGGCTAAGAAGTTTACGTACTTTGTAAAAGGTGGTCGAGGAGATGGCTTACCGTCTGTGCGTAGAGAGAAGATGTTCATCGAAGTACTTGAGAGTGTACATCCTAAAGATGCCGAAGTTCTTATTCTTATGAAAGATAAAAAATTGATATATAAGAATAACACCGCGCACTATAAAGGTATTACTAAAAAATTAGTGCAAGAAGCCTTTCCTAATTTAATCAAAGACTAGATTTTATAAATAATATTGTGGTAAATATTATACTCGAAAACCGAAAAAGAACCAAGTCTGAATAAGGCTTAGGTTCTTTTTTACTTTATAAACTACAAAAAGGAGGATACTTAACTTTTCTACTCATTTCCAATAACTACGAGAGGTAAGTGCTATGCATGGTCCACAAGTTGAAAGGCTGAAGAAAGATTCTAGAGAATTGGAGTATTTTATGAGAAAGTTACAAAAGTCTGGTAATTCTAAGAAAGCTCACGTAATACAAAAAAAGTTAGAATACCTTGATAACAAAATAGAAGAGTTAGTTGACGATTTATATCAGTATGAAACCATGCATTAAGGAGAAATCATATCATGGCCAAGAAAACGGAAGTAAAGGTTGAACGAACTACGTTCGTGAAAGGAACATCAATCGGAAATGGCAAGTTAAAGATGGCCAGCATGAATAAACATAAGAAACGCAGCTTTAAGCGGTATAGAGGCCAAGGCTGACACAATTTGTCACAATTTGTTACAATTTAAAATATCAACAAAATCAACGGCTTAGGAGAGAGATTTTCTAAGCCGTTGATTTATATACGAAAAATAAATTGTACATTAGGCCCAATATGTCGTATAATAGCACCATACATTAATGAATAAGGACTTATATTATGATTACTAAGAAGATTGATATGAATTTGGTTAACGACATTGCTGCATCATACAAGAAGCTAATGGTTGTCTGCGAAGAAGCAAACAACGTTGGCCACGTGATGAAAGCTATCGATGAGCTTAGAGATAATCTAAGTGTCTTGTCCATGGAAACTGATCCGGATCCACGAGCACAGATTCGACGTGCCGGTGGTTATGATGTTTGGAATGCATTGACTTCAGAACAGCGAGAGGTGGTTTAATATGATTATATTTCCTGGTGATTTCGTGATCCTTAAGGGAGAATACCGTTGGTTAAAGGTTACTGACTGCGACGGTGGTATGATGATGCAGCTGAGTGATGGCCGCTGGGTTGAGGCTTCTGAGGAGTTTGTTGGCGATTTAAAGTCTAAGTATGAGTACGAGAAGCTGGTTGAAGAGATGGCTATGGAAATAGATAAAGTTTTATTAGGTGCTGTATAGGAGAAATATCATAAAACAGTTTCTATGGAAAGTACTAGGGTTCATTTGTCTAGCAATGGGATACGTTGGTGTAGTAACGCCAGGTATTCCATTTAGTATCTTTATTGTTGCTTCGGCATATTGTTTTGCTAAAGGTTCTCCTAAGATGCACGCATGGCTTTATAGCCATCCAAAGTTTGGTCCGTTTCTCACGAATTGGACTGAGAAGAGAATATTTCCCACTAAACTAAAATACATGATGCTGATTACAATGTCATCATCAGCCGTGATTATGTTCTTTACTATTCCGCTGAAAGGATTCTATTGGTCAGTAGGATTTATGGCTTTAGTGGCTATATGGGCTTGGAGATTTCCAGGCTCGATTGAAGAATTTGAAAAAAGGATTATAAATTGAAAGATAAAATTATATTAACTGACTGTGATGGTGTTCTCTGCGATTGGGAACACTCTTTTGATCGTTGGATGAATCGTCATGGTTATAAAATAGTCAATGATGGACTATACAAGATGGATGAAAAGTATGAGATTCCTAGGAATGAAGCACAACGCTTAATTCGTATGTTCAATGAATCAGCTACCATACGTCGACTTCCTCCATTTCGTGATGCAATTAAATATGTCAAAAAGCTTCATGAAGAACATGGTTACATATTCCATGTAATCACTTCAATGAGTGATGATGAATACGCACAGCATTTGCGAACTAAAAACCTTTCTGAATTATTTGGACCAAGCGTCTTTGATAAGTTTGTCTACCTAGATTGTGGTGCAGATAAAGATGAAGCATTGGCAAAATATGAAAACACCGGATGCTGGTGGATTGAAGATAAACCAGACAATGCAAGAGTCGGAAAATATTTTGGCTTGAACCCATTGCTAATGTCACATGAGCATAATGCTGATGATAAGGATATACCACGAGTTTTGAACTGGCGAAATATCCATGATGTCATTCTTGGTTATGACATATAAAAGTAATAAAAAAGCCTAGTTAAAAATACATATAAATAGTAACGTGAGATTTGAATATATGAATGAAGCTCAAGTAATGCAATTCCTAAAAAGCCTCCTTGATCCAGAAATGTATGGACATGCAGTCACTGCAGAAGTACGTGACCGTGCACGTGTATTGCTCGGAAAAGAACCGGTAGAAACTAAACATCTATTAAGACCTGTTCCAGGTAAAGATGTTAATATCGATGAGTTTGGAAATTATTATTAATAAAGTGGTAATATATTACCATATTTTAGTGTTTCCTTTAGTAACACCGTATATATAACACTGTTAGGAGAAAAACATGAAACAATTTCTTTTACTCGGAGCACTCTTACCAACATTTGCTTTTGCTGATGTGGTTGTGCTAAGTACAACACCGAGATATGTTACGATTTATCAGAAGCAATGCGTAGTTAGAGATGTCTTCGTAGATAATACCGCAACATCAGGTATAGTGGGTGGAGTCATTGGCGGTGTCTTAGGACATCAAGTTGGAAACGGTTCTGGTAAAACAGCAGCTACAATTGCTGGAGCTATTATCGGTTCTAACGTTGCTAAGAATAATGCTCAATCCAGGATTGTTCAGAAAGAGTTTTGTGAAGAAGTTCCGATACAAGTACAAAGAGGTGAAACAGTTACCTTTGAGTATAATGGACGATTGTTTAGGCATACGTTCGAAGACTAAGAATTCGTTGAAGTAAGAGATAGGAAGTTTGGACAGGGGTGCAACTCCCCTCGCCTCCACCAATAAAACATATGGGGGCGTTTTAGATTCGACAGACGACTGAAGACTTATGGAGAATCGTCAGAGTAGACGTAAAAACTAAATTAAAATAAACGCAAACGATAATGTTTACGCTCTAGCGGCATAAGCTAGATGGGGTATGGGCACCGCCTTATAACCAAATGGGCCCAAGCTTAACACACACAACACACAAGGAGACAAATATGTCAAATCCGTATGAACTAAGATTTAATATGCTTATGGAAGCAAAAAATTTACTTGTAGACGAGTATCATGTAAAGAAGGATGAAGTCATAGACAGGTACCATGCATTGAAAGATGCAGGAACCCCTGTTGAGTATCCGGATCTACCAGCATATCCTAATATGCAGGATATTCAAGAGCTTTGCAAAGAAATGAATGCTTTTGTAAGTAATGCCGGTGGCAAATATTAAGTAGCTATAAAGGTATGGGTACCGCCTTATAATCAAATGGGCCCACTGCTACACCAAGCAAACACACGTTAACATCCTCACAAGGGATAAAGGAGAAATTTAAATGAAGAAGAGAGAACTGGCTCTAGAAACTGTTAAGGGAGTATTATTTCCTATAGTTGCTATGATCTTAATAGTTGCCTTACCTTTTGCTTCTGCTGGATTAATTTAATTCAATAGAAGATAAAACCATTTTACATTTGGCGTAAAATGTGGTATAATGTATATTATGAATATTTTTGTATTAGATAAAGATCCTACTAAAGCTGCCCAGTTGCAGTGCGATAAGCACGTCGTAAAAATGATAGTGGAGAGTGGTCAAATGCTCTCCACTGCTCATCGAGTTCTTGACGGAACTCTAGAACGTCTACCCTCAAAATCCGGCAAAACCATGGTTAAGCATTATGTGCTTGATGATGTCGAAGCCGACCTCGTATATTACAAAGCCGTACACTACAATCACCCATGCACTCTTTGGACTATGGAATCAGAAGAGAACTATCGATGGCATTGGGAACATATGTATGCATTATGCTTAGAATACAGGCATAGATATAATAAGCTACATAAAAGTGAAACTGTACTATGGGCACTTCGAAGTGCACCAGATAATATACCAAAAGGACCGATGACTCCATTTAGGTTAGCAATGAAGTCGAATCCAGAATGCATGTTTCCAGAAGATCCAGTAAAGTCTTATCGATTATTTTATGAGACTAAACAGGAAAGGTTTAAGATGCGTTGGACAAAACGCGAAGTTCCAGAATGGTTTAGGATAAATAAAAATGCCAACATATGATTATCATTGTAAGGAATGCGGACATGGGTTTACCGCAATAAAAAGGATCGCCGAAAGGAATGATCCAGAATCTGTTCCATGTGAAGAATGCGGTAAATTATCTGTAACACAAAAAATAGGTGCGCCTCTCATATCATATCAAGTCGGCGGAATACTTTCTAAAACTGATGGTGGATGGAAAGAGGTTCAACAGAAAATTAAATCTGGATCCGGAAGGAATAACACAATCAATGTCAAATAGTAAGCAGTCTCTAAAAATTAGATTAGAAGATTTACCTGAACTTGAACCAATAACAAACAATCAGAAGAAAGTATTCGAATCATATGGACAAGGAAATAATTTATGTTTGTCAGGTTCAGCCGGATCTGGTAAAACCTTCTTAGCCTTGTATTTGGCGTTAGAGGATGTGCTAGATAAAAGTACACCGTATGAAAAGGTCGTTATCGTTAGATCAGTAGTACCTACACGCGATATCGGATATCTACCAGGAAATGAACAAGAAAAGCTTGATGCTTATACTGGACCATATCGAAGCATACTAACAGAGTTTTTTAATCAGAATGATGCATGGACAAAATTAGTAAATCAATCTGCACTCGAGTTTATTTCCACATCGTTCATACGTGGTATTACACTATCAAATGCAATTGTTATTATCGATGAAATGCAGAATCTAAACTTCCATGAATTAGATTCAGTGGTTACACGACTAGGACAATGTACTAAACTTATTATGTGCGGTGACTATTATCAGTCAGATTTTGATAGAGAAAAAGATAGAAACGGCATCTTAACGTTTCTAGACATTATTAACCAGATGACTCATTTTGATCATATAGAATTCTCGTGGGAAGATATTGTTCGATCTGGGTTTGTAAGAGAATACATTATGACTAAGGAGATGATTGATCGTAATGGCTAAATTTAAGCGCTTTGATCCAAGAAATAAAAAGGATGAAAAGCACAACAAGAAATCAAACAAAAAGAAAACATACGTTGATCCATATGAAAATAAGTTTGATAAAAATAAAATAATGAGAGACTTTGATGTTTGAACACTCCGATTGGAAGTTAGATTATAAAGACTTAGAAACAAAGACTGGAGAGACTGAACGAACGTACGAAACTCCTGAAGGAAACAGTTATCCTTCGGTTACTACTGTTCTGTCTATCCTTTCTGAAGATCATATACGTGCTTGGAGAAATCGAGTCGGCGAAGATGAAGCCAATAAAATTTCTTATCGCGCATCAACTCGTGGAACTGCAGTTCACTCTATTATTGAAAAGTATATCGATAATGAAGAGAATTATGCTGAAGAGTTCATGCCGAATATAGTCGATAACTTCCAGTCTGTTAAATCCGTTTTAGATAATAATATAGGAAAAGTCTATGCTCAAGAAGTTGCACTATACTCTAATCACTTACAGTTGGCTGGTAGAGTCGATTGTATTGCTGAGTGGAATGGCCGTCTGTCTGTTATAGATTTCAAAACTTCTAAGAAATTAAAAAAGAAGGAATGGATTGAAAACTATTTTATACAAGAATCGGCGTATGCTATTATGTGGGAAGAACGAACAGGGATTCCTATTACACAATTAGTTACATTAATCGCAGTTGATAATGAAGAGCCTCAGGTCTTTATCGAACATCGAGATAACCATACAGAAAAGTTACTCGATACAATTGCAGAATATAAACGAAGAAAGATGTTTGGACGATAGGAATATTTTATGAGCGAAGTATTGGGCGATTTATTTAAAGACAAAGATAGTTTCTTAGATAGGCCACTAGCAAAAATATCCGACTACTATTTGTCTGGTACACTTGGTCCAGCCGAAGATTATGTGGATTGGTTTCACCACATTCGTAATGCTACAGAGAACGACGTGATAGTTTTACATATCAATTGCTTTGGTGGGGATTTATATTCGGCAATCCAGTTTATTAGAGTATTGCAGGAATCACAAGCTACTATTATTGCCTCCGTTGAAGGTGCATGTATGTCAGCTGCAACAATGATTTTCTTGCAAGCGCATCAAGTAGAAATATCAAATCATTCTGTCTTTATGTTCCATAACTATTCAGGCGGAACCGTAGGTAAAGGCGGTGAGATGATTGACCAACTCATTCATGAACGTGGTTGGTCAGAAGAGTTGTTGCGATCAATATATGCAAATTTCTTATCTGAAAAAGAAATAGAATCAATGCTTGATGGCAAAGATATATGGATGTCAGCAGATGAAGCATTAAAAAGGCTTGAGTCTAAATCGCGTAAA